TATTTTCCAACACAACCAACACAACCAACACAACCGACACAACTACACTCTTTGAGGGGTAATTATGACTGAAGGTCAACAAATGCTACGTAAAAATCTTCTGGCAAAAATACATCAACACCCCTTTTGCAAAACGGCAAAATCCCTTGAGACATGGGAGGGGTTTTTGATGGAGGGGTATGGGGTGGATTCTTCTGCTAAGCTTAGTATTGATGAGTTGCTTAATCTTTACAATGTTATCCAAGCCAATGCCCTACCAAAAGTGGGAGGAAAACGGATGAGACCTATTAATGACCTAGGAGAAGATGGCATAACGGCCAAACAGAAATATAGGGTAGAAAGATTATGGGAAACCAAATCCCGAGAAAAAAACACTACTGCACTTATGCAGTTTATTTATAGGATTACGGGAAAATTTTTCCTTACCTTGGACGCTCTTTCCAAAAAAGAGGCTTCAGTACTTATTGCCGCTTTGGGGAGGTTATAGATGTTTTGCCCACGGTGTCTCCACGAAAAGACCTATGTTAGTGGGACGGTCAAAGGACAGACTAATCAACGATTTCGCAAGTGTCCGCACTGTGGATACACCTTTTTAACCATTGAGGCTATTTGTTTCGATGACTACTGGAAGGAGTACGCCTGCAGCAGTGCAAAAAATGACAAATGCCTACCAAATCCCGAGGAAAAAGTTAACTAAGGATTTTTTCAATAGCATCTTCTAGATAACTTATCATATCCTTCTTGAGTGTTGGCTCAAGGTCTCCTGCTTCATTTATGGGCAAAAACGGTCGTTTTGGAATCTTCGTTTTGCCCCCTCTCCCTGCTTTGTCCGTCCCCTTTTGATGCACTATCCCATACCACGCGCTATTATTGCTTACAATTACGCCCTTGTCGGTGGCATTAACCACCCACTTATCACTAAGATTGCCTTCATCTCTTAGGACAAGGGTGCTTTGATTCGTTTTGCTCTTCTTCCGTGGATCCCATGTGTCCCCAAAGGGACTTTGTTGGGATGCAAAACTCTCTTCGATAGAATTAAGCACCATCCCCCCTAGGGTATTCATCTTCTTTTGCATCTGCGCACTTGTTAGAGTGTTTTGTAATTGGGCTAGTTTCGCATTAATGGCCTCGACTCCTGTAATTTCTACAATGTTATTTCTCTCTTCCATGTCAATTTTTCCTTGGGGTATACGGTTTCCTCTTATCTATCGCCTCTGCATCAAGATTGGTCATCTTGATACCTCTTCAAATTTCGACAACTCTTTTATCCATTGGACAAAATCTTTTAATTGATTCGCTCGCACTAAACTCACGACATAGACTTCATCGGTTTTGGGGATATCTTTGAGGGTTACCCTGTAATATTTCCCCAATTTTTTAATGATAATGTCCGTAGTTTCTTTTTGAACAAATATCCTCCCCTCCAGCATGTCGGGTATGAGGCTGTATTCAAACGCCCCTATTTCAGGGTGGTGACCATGTGATCCTACCGTGTCGCTACTAAGCAAAAGCCTTTTTTTGGTGCCAAAGAGTGTTGTTTCTCCCACTTGAACCTTAGTGCGTTCTTGGGTAGTGAAAAGTTCTTTGATGGCTTTAAACGTAGTGGTTCGTTCTTGTAGCGTTTTTACATCAGATAAGTATACTTCTTTTGCCTTATCACTAAAACTTTTGGGGAATCCTTTTGATTCCAGTGCATTTACTTTGTCTTGATAGGTCTTAAGTGTTGTGTCACTCTTGCCTACGTGATACGCCCAGTCTTTGTCGGAAATCGTAGGCAAAGTCCCCTCATAGGGGGAAAGATTGCGTCGTTTCATCTCGAATCTTGTTAGGGATCTTGCCTTGCATCGGCATTTCCATCCATTGGGTGGGTAATTCTTGCTCCACCATGGATCTTCTTTTGGCAATATGATCCCATTTCGCGCGCTGTGGGTGGGTCGTGAGTGTTGATCAAGAATAGCGTCATAACGCAAAAATTCGGCATCACTCTCCATCTGTGCGGCGTACCTGCCCTTGGCATAGCTAGTACGCATATTGGTATCATAGATCGTCCGCAACCGTCGTGACCCCACCGTTATCTCTTTTACCTCACCCGTTAAGGGGTTGATAGCTTGGGTCTTTCCCCACCACCCTTTTGTCTCCAGCGTTGACTGAATATTCTTTTTCCACGCAGAAAAATCTTGCCCCTTGTGCATCGCATCGACCAAACTGCTATGGATGTCACTTAGAAGATCAAGACGGGTAATTTTGGCGACGGTGAAGGCTTTGTTGTGGGCTTCATGGAGTATTTCATCGTAATCAAAATGGACTTCAGACCGTTTGGCTTGGAAATACGCTATGGCATCTATGGGCGGTGTAGTAAAATCAAAGGCTCCTGTCATGGATTACTTGATCCCAAAAAACAGGTTTGCGGCTATTGCTCCAATCGTTCCGATGATGCCCCACACCAATTTAGACAGGACTCCTTCAAGATTGGCAATCCGTCGCTCATGCTCTTGCTGGTGTGCTTCATATCGCACTAATTCCTTGAGCGTGGTTGCAATGTCTTTGACCGCTTGCGCAATCCCGCTTACTTTTTCCTCAACTTTTGCCAGTCTCTCCTCTGTCAACATGTCACCCCCTTAGATAATAGCGTTAAAATAGCGTTAAACTCTTCTGTACGCTTCGTTTTTGTTTTTTCCGATAACTTACCCGTCCTCACTAAAACGCCCCTCCAAGTCAGAGTTAAAGAGCGTAGCAATAAATGCTTCTTCTAATTCATCCATGCTGGTATCAGGATAGGCTTGTAGTAATGCTTCGAACGCTTCTTCAAAGTTGGTCGCTTTTGCGACAATGGTTTCTAGCTCTTTTTTTATTTGAATTTGGTTTTGATTAAGGGTATTTTTAAACGCGCTACTGGATAGAGCGGTTTCTATCTCGTCCAAGGGCTTACCCATGGAATTCTTGGAACGATAAAAGCGGGTATTTTGTCCCAAACCTCCTTTTTTTTGCAGTGGAAGGTCGAACTCCTTGCTTAAGTCTTCAATGGACATCTCTGCCCCCATTCCGTAGAGAATTTGAAGGGTCTGCGCTCTTTGATAAAGGTTGGTATCCGTCTCATATTGTATGGTGAAATTGCAATTTAATCCTATTGCACTAAACGTCTTATTAACGCATCGTTGCGCGTACTTAATATCTTTTCCGACAATTTCAAGACGCTGATTTTCATGAATTTTTGCCATTGCAAGCGATCCTTTATCCCCCACATTGGAACTTAAGACGCTTCCGTTAATTACTTTTGCGATTTCGGCATCACAATATCCCACGAAGGTGAGAAAGTCGGCTTGATTCCCTCGTCCTTCGAGTACCTTTAGGGTATCTTCCTTGCCCAAGACGGCAAAATCGCCACTTTTTAATCGTGACAGTGCTTCTGAGATGGATTCTAATGTCTCTGAATCCGAGCTAGAGGCGTTGGCAATAAGGGGAGGTATCCCCAAGAATTCGGTAAATTTAAGAAAATGGGACAAAACAAAATGTTTTGCATAGACAATCCATAATAATTTAATGAGTAATGGTTTACGATGAAAGAGAAAAAACCGAGGGGGTTTTGGCTCAAATTTTTTACCATCGATCGACAGGAGAAGGGTTCCCTCTTCATAAAAATAAAATTCCTTGTCGATACGCTTGAACGAAAGGTTATTGTTTCCATCAAGATAAAGCTCCACCATCCCTATCCCATAGATCGACGCATCTAAGGAGGCTAGAATGATGGCTTCGATTGATTCGTCATATTCTTGCCCTAAGGTGTGCGTGTAAAATCGATTTTCAATCGTACTAATCCGCTTTTCAATTTCAGAACCAATAGAACTATCTTTGTCTTCAATGAGTGAAAACAGGGGCAAAAGCAGATTGGGTGTTTTTTGGGTGAGTGCTGCACTGATGCGACCACTGGTGAGCTGTGTGTAAAAGGAGAGGTCGGTCTTTGTGTACGTCCCTTCATGTTTGAGTGATTGGTAGAGTTGCGTAGGTATCATTTAGTTCCTTTTTTGAATTGGGCTAGAAATGTATTTTTATGATCTATGTTTGCCAGCACCAACGCGGCTTCCTTATAATCAAACCCTTTTTTATTCCCAATAAAATCCTCATGAAACAATGCCAACGCCATAGCCCAGAATCTATCCGCGTGACCGTGTTCGTCCCTATTGGCATCGTATAGGAATCCCCTTGCCCCTGCTTTGCGCTTAATCGCGTGGAGATCCGCGATGAGCAACGGATCGTTAGGAATGCGAAGACGACCATCTTCCATTGCCTTTTTTAGATTTAGTGCCATCCTTTCTTTGCTCTGAGCGGTAAAGAAAACTTCAACAGCCCGTTTTTTGTATTTTTTGTGCATCCCCTCCGCCAGATCAGCCCCAATTCCTGTCGCATCTATTTTTAACATAGCGTTTTGGTGGGTGCCTAGAAAATCATCCAAAGCATTGCGTTGCGCATCAAACGAGGCTTTTTTGAAGGTGTCGTAGTGACTCATAACAAAAAGACCATTTCTAAGCGAAAATGCTATTAGTACGGATAAATCAATTTTTCGACCGATGTCATAGCCTGCCCTTAGGGCTTCTTGCGCAGTTGCTTCTATCTTTAGGTTTGAATCTACGCAACTTTTTATCAGGGATACATTCAAAAGCGCACTTTCGTCATCCACGAATTGACATTCATACATCATCATCCAGCTGTCATTGTCGAAGAGGTCTTTAAGTATTGTTACATCAACGTCTAGCCCATCGGCTATGGCATCATGGATGGTGGTGATGTGACGGGAGAACATATAATACTTTTGCTCATCCTTAAGTATTTTTTCAAAGAGGGAATTTTGTTCAAATGGGGTGCTTAAAATCGTTGCACGAGCTTTGGTCTCGCCCGCTTTTACGCTGGTAATTGAGGGTCCGAACGTCTCCCAAATACGCTTAGGATTGGTATACCACGCAAACTCATCTAGCCAAATTGATCCACTAAAACCCTGAATCGTCCTAAAATTGTTGGCGAAGATATGGATGGTTGTCCCAGCGGGGGTGAGGATTTTGTTTTGTGACCCTCCTAGTGTTATGCCTAGCTTCGTGGCGTGTATGTTTATCTCATTGGTCCATTTTAGGGCTTGTTCTTCCGACGCGGATAAGATCAGCTGATCTAATCCTCCCATAGCATCCGCTAGACACTCACCAGCGCATCCATATGTTGCTCCGATTTGTCGGGATTTTAACCATATCCTAAAACGACTCTCATCTTGGATAAATCTTTTTTGATATCCATATAATCCATATTCATCGGTGAGCATCCGTTCTTTGATCTTATACACCTCTGCGTTAAAGATAACGGAGGGGCGCGGTTTTTTTTTCGTTCTCATATTTTTTATTTTCCCAAGGGAATTCACCAACATCGCTATTTTTCGCGTATTAGCCTCTGTGGGTTTACGCTTACTTAGCGTTTGGATTTGCTCTTCAATGGCGTCTGCGCTGATATTTTTACACCAATTGTACAAGGTGCGCTCACTGATTCCCATATCTTTGGAGATTTCGCTTAGAGGTATCCCTTTTGTGGCGAGTGATTTTGCTTTGTTTTTGATCTCTTGTGAATATGCCACGGTTCCCCCCTTTTTTTATGGTTGGGAGTATATGAGAAAAGTTTTTGTAAATCACTCCAGATAACGGTATCTGGAGTGACTTACAAAATCAAAGGGTCTATACTTCCGCCATCATCACAACCAAGGAGAATCAAACGTTTCAAAAACTGCACAAGGTGCTTGAGCTGAATTTCAAGCAAGGTGAAAAGGTCAAGGTTTCCCCCATCGGAGCATTCGAGGGTGTGGATGGACGATCCTATAGTGTTGATGGAAGAGCACTCATTAAGAGCATTGTCAATGGCGGCGTGCATATTGTCTTGGATGCTAACCACAGTTTCGGTGAAGCGGTAGGGTGGTTTGATAAAGATAGCTTTGAGCTTCGAGAAGATGGTATTTATGCCACATTGGAATTTAATTCTGAAGGAATTGAACTTATAGCCGACAAAAAATACCGATACCTAAGTCCAGTATATATCATGGGAGACGGCAACACTGTCGTTGGGCTAGATAGTGTCGGTCTTGTCAACCGCCCTAATCTGCTCACTACGGCACTTAATACCAAGGAGGAGAAAAAAATGACACCCGAAGAACTGGATCAATTTAAAAAGAGTATTGTCGCCGAGGTAATTGAAGCGCTAAATCCTGCTTCATTGACCAATGAGATTAAGGTACTCAAAGAAACATTGGTGCAGACCAATAAAAAGCTTAACGCGTTTGTGGGAGAAAGTACCTTCGATCACAACACCCCCCAACCGCAACTAAGTGAAAACGACAAGAAAGTCGCGACGTTACTTGGGATAAGTCAAGATGCTTATCTTAAAACCAAGATGGGAGGAAAATAATGGCTGCCTTTGAGGAGACGTCTATTGGATTTAAAACAATCTTTCAACAAACCTTTAATGATACGGGGGGAGGAGCGAAAGATCATGCGACGCTGGTTAATTCTACCAACCTAAGTGAGAAGTATGTTTGGCTTGGGAATTTCCCTAATGTAACCGAATGGGTCGGGGATCGGGATGTGAAGACCCTTACCGACTTTGGCTATTCGATTGTGAATAAGCCCTTCGAACAAACCATCACTGTTCCCCTTGATGATATTAAATATGATCGTATTGGGGTTCACACGGCGGCTATTGCGCAGTTGGGGCAAAATGCTAAACTCTTCGGGGCGGAACTTGTTGCTAGCGTTATCATTGATGGACATAATAAGCCCTGTTATGATGGAAAAAACTTTTTTGCCGTTGACCATCTCGTAGGGGAAACGACGTATGCTAACCGATTTGTCGGGGAACTTACATATGAAAATTTGTTGGCAGGTATTACGTACTTGCTCTCCATTAAAAACAGTGCGGGCAAAACGATGCGTGTCAAGGCGACTAAATTGGTAGCAGGACCGCTTCAATTCTCAACGCTCATTAAGCTTATTGATTCGCCAACGATTTCCGCTGGGGTGGCAAATCCGTGTTATAAAATCATTGAATACGAGATTCTCCCTGAAATCACAGACAAGGCTTGGTTTTTAGAGGACCTCTCTAAGGTCATTAAGCCGTACATCCTCCAAGTGGCAGTAGATGGGGAGTTTGAAGCCTCTGATAATCATTCCTTTATGAAAAATGCGGCACTTTTTGGAACAAAATCATTTATGAACGCGGGGTATGGGCTATGGCAATTGGCGTGTCGCTTTAGTGGTACGGCTACGGATTTGTAATGTCTTTAAAAGAATGCCTTGAGCTTCGGGCAAAAACATCACTTCTTAACCCATTGGAATTAACCCAAGAGGTACTGGTAAATGCTAGTAATGAAGCGATTGAGCTTACACAGGGGAAAAATATCTCGCAAGCGATGCTTGGGGATATTGCTATTGTCCGCTTAAAGCTTTGGCTCAAGGCGGAAATAACTGATCACGAGATGGCGTTGTACAACAGCGCAATGAAGCAGGCTATGGCAACTCCTCTCATTCAAACTAGTGGTAAATCCCTTCGAAGTGTGCGTTCAGGGCATAAGCGTAGTGAACAAGACGTATTCGATGGCTTTTATAATTTCATGGCGTGTTCTGGGAAATGGGAAGAATGAGTTACAGTGAAGCTTTTGTTGCGGCAAGTTCTACCTTTACGGAGGCTATTGTTATTGCCAACCCCTCACAGATCAATCAAGTAGGAGATTACCTCCTCTTTAATGGCGCAAAACCTGCGTCTAAAAATACCGATACGATTAATTACCTCCTTGTAATGGTTGCTAGTTCGTATACGGGGGAAAATGGGCTTATGGATAGAATTGATGAAATGCGTAAGCGGATCATAAAAAGTCCTTTCTCTCTTTGGCTTGTCTCTGTTCGTCGCGCGGAGCTTAACGCGCCAACTTTGTACTCCGTGGCTATGGAGATAGCCATCGAGGTAACTTTTGATTAAGGATAAAAAAATGGCTAAAAAAATGTATGTTACCCAAAAAGTTAGCGTCATTTCGGGGAAATTCTGCCGCATTGGGGAGACGATCGAATTGGAAGAGGTAGAGGCAAAAGTGTATATTTCTAATGGATTCTTAGCTGAGTCGACGCAAGAAACCGTAAATACTACCGAAGCGAAGTAGTATGAAAACCTTAGCCAATTTGGTAGGGACGATTAGCGAAGTTTCGAACTCTACTGCATTGGCACGGGTTGATTTTGGGGATCGTACGACCGATTGGATCCCCATCCTTATGATGGCATCCCCATTTAAGCGGCACTGGACCCCTCTTTGCGTTGGGGAACAAGTGGCGGTTTTTGGTGGTGATATGGGGTTTGGGATACGAGGCTTTTTTTGTGACGACATTCCCGAACCCAGCGGAAGCACACAGAACGTAGAAACAATCGAATATCAAAATGGAAATACTATCATCATCAATCTTGATGCCAATACCGTGACAATATCGGGGTTTCACACAATCATAAATGGAGATTCTACGGTCAATGGTAACCTTACGGTAAACGGAACGATTGCAGATAGTATCGGAATTCTTACCGATCATACCCATAAGGGGGTTATGAGCGGTGGAAGCACTACTGGTGGGAGAAAATGACGTATCTTGTCTCTATTGTCGAGAGCATTCAACGTATACTTGGAACACCTTTAGGAACTCGGGTCATGATGCCAACCTTTGGATCAAAGCTTTATGACCTTATCGATAAGCGCGTAGATGGAAAGTGGAAACTACGCCTCATTTCCTACACATATCAAGCCATTAAAAAGTGGGAACCACGGGTGAAGCTTAAAAAAGTCGTCCCTACCATCGTGGGGGATGGTCGAATATCCATCCTACTCACGCTGGAAATTGTGGAAACAAAAAAAGTGGTCGAGGAGCGTTTTTATGTTGCCTAACATCATTGAGGAAATCGATTACGAAACCCTAAAGCGTGACACGCTAACGTATTTGAGTCCGTTTATCCCTGATGTTTCTCTTTTGGAGAGTGATACGGCGATGCTTATCATTGAGGCGTTGCTTTATCGGGAAATACTCCTGCGTGCAAGGATTAATGCGAGTGTTCGGGCTTCTTATCTCTTTACTGCTACAACATCCGATCTTGATGCGGTTGCTTATGGATATGGTGTTAACCGACTAGAGGGAGAAGGGGACGAGGCACTACGGAATCGTTGTGTCTTGAGTCTCTATCGCTTCTCTACGGCAGGATCACGGGGGAGTTATGTCTACTGGACAAAAAGCGTCTCCTCTTCTATTGGTAAGGTAAAGATATTAACCCCTACAGCTGGGGTGATTGAGATCGTCTATGATGCGGATACAGATTTTAATACCGATATCGAAGCCGTGTGCAGTGATGAGAATGTGCGCCCGTTGTGCGATACGGTTATTGTCACTCGTGCAAGTCGGAGTATGACAGACATCGTATTATCTATTACCCTGTTAGATGGCGTTTCACTTATTCAAACTCGGAATGCCATCGTACAAGCTTTTGGTTCGCTCAGTCTTGGTATTGGGGTAGATTTGCCTCTTTCTACGATTTTCAGTACGGCATCTGTCACGGGAGTTTATAAAGTTGTCATCATGAACTTGTCGGATGATATTGTTGCCGATGATCGGACGATTATCATCCCGAATATCATTTTTAATTAAAGAAAGGAATCCTAATGGCTAGTCAGTATGGCGTTAACACGCGGGTAACTTCGGAAGCTGCGCGCGCGATTCGTATCCAATCTAGTACCCCTATCGCGGTGGTCGGTACCTATTTTAGCTTTACGGATACGGAAACAAAGATCGAATACTATGGAAGTGTTTCGGATGCGTTGACCGCATTTAAATTTTTAGAAGGGACGGTAAAAGAGGCATTGATTGGGATTGATGATCAAAATGTCGAATGTCCTATTATCATCAAAGCTGTTCCCCTCCCCAAAACGGAGTTGAGTGCAGAAATCTTTTATGGATCACCGAATTTGAAAAGCACCATTATCGATGAGATTAATGGACTTAAAAGCGTTGCCGCACTCTTTGGGGTAAAACCCAACCTTATTGTCGCTCCTCGATTTAGTCACGATCTTGAGGTAGCCACGGCAATTACATCCGTTGCTAATCGGCTCTTGGCGGTTGGGATCGTTGATCTTAATTGCAATGATGAGGATGGGGCGATGCTTGCTAGAAACAATTTTGGAACGTCCCGTATCTTATTGCGGGACCCGTACGTAAAAGTATGGGACACTACCCTTTCTGCTGAAGTCCTCCAACCCGATTCGGCACGGGTCGCAGGGATGATCGCATGGACGGACGGACAGTGGGAGTATGGGTTTGCGGATAGTTTTTCAAACCGTATTATGAATGGTATCGTAGGAACGGCGCGTGCGGTGGAATTTGCAGCAGGTCAGGATTGTGAGGCAGATCGCCTGAGAACTAACGGTATTGGCAGCATCATCAATTATAAAGGGTGGCGCACATGGGGAGGAGAGACTACCGACATTGATCCTATCTGGCAAGATCACACCCGTGTACGTATTTTTGACCGTATCAGTGAAGCGGCACTGGATGGTCTTTTTTGGGCGATTGATCGACGGGCGACCGATGTCCTTAAATCAGTCAAGGACAGTGTAGAGCAAATGCTTCTAGCCTTAAAAGGGGCTGGGGTTATGATCGGGTATGACGTGTTTTGGGATAAAGATCAAAATACCAAAGCCAACATCACTGCAGGAAAATTCTACCTAAAAGCACAGGCACAAAATTCCCCAATCGTCAAACGTATCGAAATTAATTTCAGCTACGTTGACCGCTATGGTGATGTATTGATGAAAATGATAGCTTAACAACAGGAGGTAAATGATGGTAAATCGAAAATCTGAAGCATTTAATAATGCGTCTATTTTTATCGAAGGTCTTGGCTTTATCAGTAGCGCTGCAAAAGGAAAACTCCCTGATGTGGAGTTTGTACAGTATACCCACACCAGTGGGATGGCAGAGCATACGGTAGATACGAGTGTATTAAAGCAGATGAAGGCGACGTTGGAGCTTATCGAAGAGAACCGTGTTTATGCTCAAGCCCTCTCCCGTCGAAAAAACGAAAAAACGGTGATTTGGATTAAATACGAGAGTAACGCTAAAAAAATCGTTGTGACCCTTATGGGCAATATTACTAAGCTTGGTGGTGTCGATGTCGAAACAGGCAAAGAGAATAAACAAACCATGGAGATTAGTGTCAGCTTTTATAAAAAAGAGGTTGATGGGGATACGGAGCTATTAATTGACGTCGACAACCTAATTTGTGAATTGGGTGGCGTGGATATTTGGGCGGACTCACGCGCGTTTATCTTCGGGTAATGCGTTACATTTAACACATAAAGGAAAAAAAGATGTCAAAAGAAAACAAAGATATTGAAAAAACTGAGGAAGAGTTAAAAAAAGAGGCACGCGAAGCGGAGGTTAAGCGTAAAACCTCCGCCTTTACCATGACGACACTTGATGATCGTGTTATTACCATGCGCCCACCCAAAGGGTTTGATCTTCGTGCGGTTAGTCACCTCAGTGAGGGAGAGCAAAAACTCGCCCTCATTGGAAATTTGTGCAACTTAACGCAAAAAGAGATGGATGATATGTATCTTAGCGATTTTCAAAAATTATTTGAGGGGTTGGATCGTTTTTTGTCGTAACCGATTGGCGTGACTTCTTGAGGGGAGTTGCCCTTTTGGGGCATACGTTTCATTTGGGGTTTTTAGACTGTCTTGAGATGACGTTAGCGGAATTCTTCTTCTTTTGTGAAGAGGCGGAAAAGGTACAAAATTATGATTAATTTTTTGTAAAGAGTCGGTATAGGTTCAGTACGTTTAAAAAAATAAACACTGGCCATCCAACGTAACTGCTTGCCGAATCGGAGATAAAGATCGCGGTTAATATCATGAGAACGATGGTGATAATCAATGTGGCGAAAAGCCCTGCCATTGTTTCAAAAATTGTTTGCATGAGCATAGTATAACTAAAAAAGGAGAAGACATGAGTGGAACCATGATGACGTTAGGACTAATGTTAACCGCAAAAGATATGCTTTCTCCTGTTTTAGGCAAGGTTTCAGAATCCATTACCAAGCTAAGCAGCGTGTCAAAGCTTGCCGCCTCACCACTAAATGAACTGTCTTCACGAACGGAACTAATCGGAGGAAAATTTAAGTTTAGTACCACCCAAATCGGTAATATGACCAATACGCTGCAACCCCTTAATGGTAAATTTATAGGGACAAAAACTATCTTGAGAGATGTCTATCAGGAACTCGAAAAAACAGATAAAAAAATAACCCCCCTTCTTGATAGATTTAAGGAGGGTGGGTTAGCGTATAGTGGTTTTTTTATGGCAGGAAAAGGGCTAGCTTCTGCGGTAATCAAAGATTTTGGTGATTTGGAAGATGCGCAAAATAAACTCAAAAGTACCCTCATGGATTCATCGGGTCACATTTCAAGTTATTATGGAAAAATTGCAATTGAATCCGACAAGCTTGGAGCAGCACTTCCCGGTACTGCGGCGGATTTCTACAACATGTCATCCTCGCTTAAATCACTTGGGGTATCGGAAGAAAGTATCGTTGGAGGTGCATTAAAATCCTCTGCCTACCTTGCTACCGTTATGAAAATAAGCTATCAAGATGCGGCGGAAGCTACTGCAAAATTCAAACAGGCTTTTGGTATTGCCGATAAAGACCTCCTACCCTTTATCGATGACATTCAGCGCATGGGTAATATGGGGGTAAAAGTTGAAGAGATGAAATTCGCTTTCTCTAAAATCGGTGCGACCATGAAAGGGGTTGGGCTTGATGGACTCAAGGCGGCACGGGATGTAGAACCGCTTATCGGGCTACTTATCAAGGGTGGTGCGTCAGGGGAAACCGTCGGTACAAACCTTGGAAGTATGATAGATGATTCCGTAAAATTCAAGGGTTCCAAATCCGAAAAGAATTTTAATTCCCTAAATACGGGTATCAAATTGGACTTCGCCGATGCAAAAGGCAATTTTAAAGGGGTCAACAACATGATCCATGAAATCCAAAAGCTAAAAAACATTAAGAGCGATGTCGTAAGGGTAAATGCCATCGAAGCCATTTTTGGCAAAGGCGAAGCGGCGAGCATGGCAAAAACGCTCATGGTAGAAGGAGCGGCGGGGGTGGAGAAATTCTCCTCCGAAATGAAAAAACAAGCGGATATTAACCAGAGGGCAAAAATCGCCTCTGAGGGGCTTAATAACACATGGGAAGCCCTAACAGGTACGGCAACTAATTTGGCAGCAACCATTGGGGCATCCATTGCCCCTGAACTCAAAGGGCTCACTAATTTTTTTAACAGTGCTACCGATGGTATTACAAAGTTTTCAAAAGCGCATCCGACACTTACCCATAATGTTGCTCTGCTTACGGGTAGCATTATCGCCGTATCGGGTATTTTGGGTATAACGGCTTTAGGTATTAATGCGTTAACCTATGGTTTTACTGCTATGGGGATAAAAACGCTTTTTGCAACAACAACCCAGTGGTTTTTTAATACTTCACTTGGAAAGAGTTTTCTAACCATGGGATGGGTAATCGGTCGCATGGTCATCATGGGGGGTATCCTTGGTGGAATGGCAATTAAAACGGGGTTGGTAACTGCTGCCCAATGGCTTCTTAATGGTGCTATGCTTGCGAATCCTGTTGGATTGCTAGTTGTTGGTTTCACGGCACTTGTCGGGATTGGGGTGCTTTTGTATAAAAACTTCTTGCCTTTTAAAAATCTTATCGATGGGATAAACCAATCCATCGATCACGTAATGGGTAAAGATGGATGGTTAGGGAAACTAGCAACCATCGGCATCGACGCACCTGCTGCGCCAAAATTCCCTAATGCACCAAAGCCCACCGCATTGGTACCGTCTGCGCCAAGACGGGCGACTATTCCTGCTCTTAAAAAGGGAAATACTAATCACCAAACGAACCATGTCAGTGTTGTTATCAACAACCCAAGCGTTAAGAACAAAGAAGACGTTAATGCTATTAATACTCACGTCGAACAAGCGGTTAAGCGTGCCTTACGCCAAGAGCGTGAGAACAAAGAAAATCGAAGTATCAAAGGGGGTGCGTGATGGTGTGTATGTTCGATAACGGATACGATCAGTACATCTTCGAGATTGTCGACGTAGAGAGTGTCCAAAAGCAAATGAAATTTCACTATGCCCGCAGTGCTAGGATAGGGAATAACCCTTTTACCCAAGTGACAGGGGCGTGGGAAGAGAATATTAGCTTCACAGCAACGTTATACTATGACCAATTTTTTACGGTTGCTTTTTTTGAAGAGATGGCGAAGCAAAAAACACCTATTTGGTTTGTTATGCTCAGTGGTGAGGCGTTAGAAGTAACGATTGACCAGCTTTCGATTACGAAAACTTGGTTTGATCTCATGGGGAATCCAATCAAGCAAGAGATAAGCTTTACGCTGGAGGCGTATTATGAATAGTGTCATCGTGGTTGATGCGATTCGGCTGGATACGGTTGTGTGGAATACGTATGGAACCCTTATCCCCATGGGGATGGTGTTAGAAGCAAATGCCCACCTACTAGGAAAAACGCACCTTAATACTGGAGATACCGTCTATCTCCCTACCTATAAACCACCCAAAGCACAAACGGAGGTTAAAACACTATGGAACTAGCCCTACGTACACTTACCCCTGCATTTACTCTTATTGCAAACGGGGTAGATGTTACACAGACCCTAATGGACAATCTTGTCTCCCTTAGCCTTAGTGACAGTGATGGAGATGTGGCGGATGAATTGACGCTCGTAGTCAGCGGAAATATCGCCCGACCTAAGGCGGGGGATAGACTCCTGCTTAGTCTCGGATACAAAGAAACGGGAGTCCATTTAATCGGGGCTTTCTTTGTCCAAACAACTGAGCGTGAGAATAACAGTAGGTTGACAATAACCGCAACGAGTGTTAATTGGAACAATCAGCTAAAAGAGAATCGGGATGCTAAATATGAGAATACCACCGTGAGCGGTATCTTGTCTGCTATTGCACAACGCCACTCTCTTAAAGTAAAAAGTGACTGTAGCGATATAGCCATCCACTATATCGCCCAAAATGATGAGAGTGATCTTGAGTTCCTGAGTCGCATTGCGGATAAATATGATCTTATCTATAACATTAAGAACGAAACTATCACGATGTTTCATCGAATGAAAAACAATAAAAAGAGTGACACACTTCCCTATTACGTAGTAGACGCAAATGAATGTACGGCACTCCGAATAAAACATTCTTCTAGGAGAACCTATAACCGTGTTGAAGCCCACTGGAGAGAAAGCCGAAAAAATAAACACCATGTAACTGTGGTGGGTGATGGATTACCGAATCTAATGATAAAGGGGGATTTTAAAAACGAAGCGGATGCCCGTACGGTAGCTACTGCGCAGCTGAATAAAAGCAACCGTCAGACAAAAACGGGCAATTTTTCCAAAAATGGTGTCCTGATGGTGGCAGGCGGGATTGTAAAAATAAGTAATGCGTATGAGGATAGTGGTGATTATTCTATAAAATCCATAACGCACAACCTTAATGAAAACGGATGGAACATAGATGTGGAGATCGAAGCATGACCCTACTACCAATGAATGAGGATAAAGAACTGTGCCGATTTGAGGAGGCTATTGGTTATCGTATTGACAACATCCCCCTAATCCATGCACCGTTGCATCCTGATCATGCTCCAGCGCAATTTTTTCCCTATATCGCCAAAAGCTATGATGTCAATATCATAGGATTTAGTGAAGCGGAGGTGAGGGAAATATTAGAAACGGCATGGTGGAATAAAGCCAAGGTTGGCACGATTGCAGCGGTAAAAAACCTATTAGCCAAGTATGACCCAAATGCTAAATTAACGACCCACGCAACTGCACCAAAGCATGACGGAAAAACCCAACGCAATGGTACCGTACCCTATAAACAGTATCATCTTAGCCATTGGGCTATGTATCATATTGCACTTACTAAACCTATCTCAATTTTACAAAAGGAGAAGCTAATGAAAGAATTGGAGCTGGTCGCGCCAGCACGCTGTGTGCTTGTTGGGATGGATTCACAAAGTGTCCTTACCCACGATGGAACCGTTAAACGTAACGGAACATACACATATGGAGGATACATAAATGGGTAATATCATTGAGGATGACGTTTGGAGTGACGTCATCCGACAGCTCGAAGAAAACGAGATGGTGGAGGGGGGTGCTGATGGCATAGATAACATTCCTCACAAACAGCTAGCTGGACGGACGAATTGGCTTAAAGATGCTTTTAACTCCCTTTCTTCAAAAACATCAGGAACCAACACAGGGGACGAGACAGCGGACACCATTAAGACCAAGCTGGGTGTAACTGGGGTACAGCAAACTTTATCCGCTAACTATGGGTTACCAAATTACGGTGGCGAAATAGTGACCAGAACCTTTGCATATAACACAGTTTACACAACTACCGTCAAATGTAGAGTTGTTTGTTCGTTTGTTGGGCAATATATTAACGGTATATCGGCATTGGTCTGTCCCTCGGGAGTTGGTACCCCGACTCTAAGAATTTGGGAAAATGGGGATGATATAAATAATAATACAAAAACGGGGTCGATGTTTTTCGACTTGGCTGCCAACACATCCTATACTTTCGATACTGATGGCTATTCGGGTGCGTACGAGACAATGAGTCTTGTTGAAATTCCATTAATAACAGAATAAGGGAGAAGCAGTGATTTACACAAAAGAAAATAATTTGGTATTCGCTTGGGAGGATGAGCAAGAAGCCATTATTCCAAGCGAACATATAAAAATGACTGCTGACGAAGTGGAAGCACATTTAAATCCGCCAAAACCTCATGTTACTATGGAACAGGTAAAACAGAAATTGCAAGGTTTTTGTGATGGAGTAGCCGTAGCTATGGTGGGGGATTATAAAAACTCTACAGAGGTTTTGGTCTATGCCACCTTGGGGGATGCGGAAGCCCAAAAGTTTGCAGCTTGGTATAACGCGGTGTGGGATTTAAAAGCATCTATGGAAACACCGCCACAGGATGTGGAAGCGTGGATTAATAATTTACCTAAATTTATTCCATAAGTGTTTATATTTTTTGTCGTATGTCAATAATTTTTGTCGTCCCACA